ACCGTCCCGACCGATCCGAATGCCACAACACTAGGCGCGCCAAAAGCAGCGCAGGCCGCCCACAACGGACGGCCCGCGCCAAGGAGAGAGTCTGTTGCGTCAGTCCGCGTAGATGCGCCCACGGGCTCGGGCGATCTCGTCGCGCACGATCCGGGTGCGGTCATCCGCGGCGACGGTGGGGATGGTAATGCCGACCTTCCACTTGCGTGCGACCTCGACGGGCGCAGGTGCGTCAGGCACCACGACGCCAAAGCGCTTGACGGCGGCGGCGCTCACGAGCCCCTTGCGGACGGCGGTGATGATCGCGTCCTGATTGGCGGGGATCGACACGACCGACACCTCGAGCAGCTTCCACTTGCCGTAGACGCGGCGCACGCCCTCGCCGAAGCGCTCTGTGTCCGCCTTGCTGGCAGGCCGCGCCTCCGTGCCGAGGAAGCCGATACTCATCGTGTTGAGCGCGCCGAAGTCCAGCAGAGCCGCCACGGTGTCGGGGAGCCAGTCGCCCGTGTGACCTTCGGGGCGCGGCGCGAGCGCGAACTCCGCCTCGATGGCGCGGTCGCCGCGCTTCATCTTCAGCATCTTGCCGATGGGCTTCAGCGTGTCATGCTCGTACAGGAGGACCGGGTTCTTCTCGTAGTCCTTGCTGTTCATCCCGGCGGGGATCACGACCTCGCCGTCTCGGTCCACGCTGTCGGTGGTGATGGTCGCCGTGAATGACCGCGCCTTGCCGGCGGTCTTGCGGATGGAAGCGGATAGGTGCTTGCTGTTCATTCCTCGAATAGCCTCGGGTCAAGGGCGGCGGTGGTGTCGCAGCGGCAGTTGGGGTGCAGCGGCGGCGCTTTGACGGAACGATAGGAGAGGGTCATCTGCCCGCCGTCCGTGCCCGTCAGGACGGTCCCGCGCGCGTAGAAGTCATCATCGAGCCCGATGGCGTTCTCGCTGTACTGCTGCGCTGCCGCCTCGCAGAACTCGCAGGCGTCCGGGGAGAGCAGCCACTGCTTGCCCTGCACGACGCCCGTCTCCTTCCACGCCTCGATGCGCCCCTCGGAGTAGGCGTAGGCGCTCTCGGTGCGGGCGATCATCGTCGCGCGCTCCTCGCTAAAGCCCTGCTCGGCGATGGTGTCCGCGATCTGGTCGATGGAGAGCCCCTGCTCGACGCCCGTGGCGACGGCGCCGGCGACGCGCTCGGCGAGGTGCTGGCTCACGACCTGCGCCATGCGGTCGGCGCTGCGTGCCGCAGCCTGCACGGCAAGCGGATTGGCCTGCCCAAAGTCGACCAGCTCGTTGACGGCGGGGATCGCTGGCAGCGTGGCGAGCGCGGCGCGTGCGCCTGCGTCCGCCATCACCGCCGCGTAGGGTCGCGCGATCTCGGCGATCTGTGACGCCATGTCCGTGCGCATCCCCGTCGCCATCGACCGGATGCGCTCGACCAGCCCCTCGGGCGTGCCCTTCCAGTCGCGCGCGACGGCTTCGAGCTCGCTTACGCGCGGACCCACGACCTCGCGGAGCGCGTCGATGTACCGCCGCAGTTCACGCGCCTCCACATCCCGCAGCGGCTCGTCCAGCGCCTTCGTCCTGATGCGCTGCCCGTCCGCCGTGAACGGCAGCCACGGCATCGCGGCGTCCGGGTCAATGCACCGCGCCGCAGGCGAGCGCGCCAGCGCCTTCGCCGCACGGAGGATGATGCGCTCGCGGTCGCACATCAGGCGGACTGCGCAGCCTGATACGCGGCGATGACCTCTGGCGTATGCACGGCAGCGCAGATGGCCTGCACCTTGGCATCCTCGCCGCTGTAGTCATCGCCGGGTGCGACTACATGACGGTGGTAGGACGATGCCACGACCGCGCCGTTGTCCATGATGCGGGTCGCGGTGCGCACTTGTACGCATCCGTTCTCAAGGGTTTCGATCTTGTCTACGACGGTGATCTTGTCAAGCATGGTTGCTCCTGTTGATGTCCACCCCAAGCGTCCGCGAGGGGCAATTAGGCAGTCAGATAAGTGGCAGACGCAATTACGAAGTTCTGGAAACTGGATAGAGTCGTACTGAGGTCTGCCGGAACGCTTGCCGTGGCGGCACTTCTCGCATCCGATCCGGCGTTCTTCCGCAACTCCAATACCGTTCCGTTTACAATGCCACAAAACGGGTTGGCATTTGTTCCCCAGCCCGTTGAGGAGACTGCAAAACTGGCGAAACCGGGTATGTCTGCTGCTGCATACGGCAGTCCTGAAACGCGCACGGTTCCGCTTGCACTGCTTGTGTCTGCAAACCGTGCGGCCATCCTGACTGTAACCGTGACCACATTTCCGATTTTGGTGTACCTGCCCTCACGAATGTCATGTGACGGAGCAAGGGTTCCGCCGGTCGATACGTATGTTGGCGTCCAAAGCCCCTGCTCGTAATCTGCCAACAATTCACTTGTCATTCCACCAGCCGCCAACCCGCCAAGCAGAGTTGAGCCGCTGACTGACAGTTGCGCCGAAGTCTCCGCAAGCGCAATGCTGTTGCCTGCCGTGCCTGCGGTGATGGCTCGCAGCGGCAGGGTGCTGCCGAAGATGGCGTCTGCGGTCACGGTCGGATGCGCCGCAGGAACCTGATAGTCCGTACCCGGCGTGCCGCCAGTGCCGAGGATCGCATTGCGGAGATTGGTGAGAGAGCCTGCCGCATCTGCGCCGACTAAAACCTCGTAATCGGCAGGCGTTAGCGTTGTCTTGAACGTGTAGACCGTCGTGTCGATGGTTACCGTGTCGTTGTTGGCGACGTTGGTTGCCGTGCGCGTGATGAACCCAGTAGCCGCGACCGCATCAATCGTCGGATCGGTGGTCGCCGCGAACGAGATGCCGTTGCCGGATGAGAGGATGACATTGCCGCTCGTTACCGTCAAGTTGCCCGCAAAGGTTGACGCGGACCCAGCATGAATCGCGCCTTGCACGCCGACTCCACCCGCCACACGCAGAGCGCCAGTGGTCGTGCTGCTGCTCGCGGTGGTGTTGGTAATGTTGACGGCGCCTGCGCCCGTGACTGCGCCCGTGATCGTCAGCCCGTCCTTGAGGTTCGTGTTGCCGCGTACCGCCAGAGTCTCAAACTCGGGATTCACAAGGACAGGCGAGCCGCCTGCGGGACCGCGTGCGCCGCGTGGACCTGCGGGACCACGTTCCCCGGGTTCGCCCTTCTCGCCGGGTTCACCTTGAGGTCCGGGGACGGTCGAATCCTTTCCATCGCGCCCGTCGCGGCCCGGTTCGCCGCGCTCGCCTTGTGGGCCTTGGGGACCGGGTACGCCCTGCACGCCCTGCGGTCCCTGCTTGATGACGGCGATGGACTTGTGAGCCTGCTCGACCTCATCGCGTGCGGCGTCCGCTGCGATGCGCGCACGCTCTGCGCGCTCGCTCGCCTTCTTCGCAAGCGCGGCTGCAAGGACTGCGGGAGGGATCGAATGGTCAGGGCTGCTCATCGGTGTTCAGTTCCTTGGTGATGACCTGCGGCGTGTCAAGTCCGAACGCCTTCAGGAGCGTATCGGTGTTGAGGTCGGTGTCTGCGAGATCGTCGCTGTAGATGTACTCCAGCAACTTGCGCTCGGCGTCGGCGTGCGGCTTCATCTGCTTGTCGACCGCTGCGATCAGGCGCTCTAGGATCGCATCGTCCTCGCTGCGCCCGTGGCGGTCGATCTCGTCCACAAGGTCCAGCACGACGCTGCGCGTGATGCTCTTCTCGCTCGCCCGGTCCAGTTCCTCGACCTTGCGAGCCGCCCAGCCTGCACCTGCGCCGTCCGGGTTGGACGGGTCGCCGCCCCACAGCATCCAAGCGATGGCGCCTGCGGAGGGCCAGCCGTCCTGATTGGGCTTCGCGCCCTCGGCATCGAGGTCCACGCGGTGGCGGCTGAAGTAGGCGTGCATCCGGCGCACAGTCTCGGGGGACAGGTTCGCACGGTTGCCGATGTCACGTGCGCGGGCGACGCCGACAGCCGTGCCGCCGCGCCCATGCTCCTCGCGCAGCGCCAAGCCACGGTTGGCAAGGTCGGCCATCTCGGAGGTCGGCTTGGTGTCGACATCCGCGAGCGCCTTTGCGGGGTCGGCATCGGACCACGACTTGCCCTCGCAGACGCTGATGGCGATGGCGATGGCCTGATCCTGCGGGTAGCCCTCGGCCATGAGCGTGCGGACGTTGTTGCTGACGCAGTCCTCGCCGCCCGTGTCGAGCGGCTTGGACACGAGGCGCTTGGACGCCTGCACGGGCTCCGTGACGGCTTCCGCGTCCTCGGGCTCTACGGACGGGGCGGGCAGGCTCGGACGGCTCTGCGCGCCTCCCTGCGCCCCGAACAGACCGCCGAACGGCGATGCTGCCGCCGGCGTCGCGCCGAGCGGCTGTCCGTTGACGTACAGGCGATCGGCCGCGGGGTCTTCCATCGGGTCGTAGCCGGCTTCAAGGCGCGCCTCGTTTGGCGTCATCCAGCCGCCGGCCACGGAGGTCTGGCGCTCGACCAGATCCTGCGTGCGGTCGGCGGGGACCGGGTTGTCGTATGCGAGGTAGGCGTCGTCTTCAAGCCCGAACAGCGGCAGGAGCTTGGCGTTCAGCGTTTCCTCGTCGAGACGGCAGATCGGTGCGACCGTGCTCTCGCGCCACTGCGCGTAGCCGCTCTTGGCGGCGGCGAGGTTTGGATCGTTCGCCTTGAGCATCGACACGGGGACGCCGAAGACGGCGGCGATCTCCTCGACGATCTCGTCGCGCCCCGACAGGTCCTTCGTCGGGAAGGACAGCGGGCGCATCTCCACGTCGCCCGTGACCGCGAAGAACTTGCCCGCCTTGCGCGTGCCCTGCAGCGCCTCGCGGATCTTCGTCTCGAAGCGCTCGAGCTGCTCGCGCCCCGCGCCGCCCTTGACGATCACGGCGTAGTCCGGGCGCGCGTTGTTCTGGAAGAACGAGAGGTCCATCTCGTGGATCGACTCGTTCTGCTGCGCTACGCCCCACGCCGCCTCGAGCTTGCCCATCCCGTAGAGCAGGCTCTTGGGGTTCGGGCGGCGGAAATGGATCACCTCGTCCGTCGTGAAGTCCTGCTCGTTCTGCTGGTCCGTGCCGTAGCGGTAGCCGGCGATCAGCCCATCCGTGGACGGGATCACCTTGACATGCTGGCTCGGCATCGTCCACAGCTCGACCGGGATGTCGAGCGCGGAGTCAAAGACCGGGTGCAGGTAGGCGTTGCCCGTGAGCTCGAGGAACAGGATGCGGGTCATCGCCAGCCCGAAGCCGTCGTCCACCGTGTTCGCCTTGCGCAGCACCTCGAGCACGGGGTGCTCGAAGGCCACCTCCTCGAAGTCGCCGGCGAGCGCCTTGCGCATCACGAGCCGCGATGGCTGGTTCGCCGTGTCGCCGCACAGGTACGCCTTGCGTGCGCGCGGCACGCGGCGGGTGTCGTAGAGCTTGCGGCCCGGACGCGAGCGCACGTACAGGCGCAGCGGCACGGACGCGACCGCCTGCGCGTTGATGCTTGCCGCCGCGTAGATCCACGACGAGTACGCGCGCACCGCCGAGCCGTACGAGAAGGGCTGCTGCTTCGCCCGCCCGCTGCGGTCGAGCACCGACAGGCTCGACTCGAAGTACGTGTCCGGCGTGTCCTGTCGCTTGCGGCGGAAGAGGTCGAGGATGCCCATGAGGTCAGAAGATCCGTATGTCGAGGGTGTTGCTGCGGGCGAAGGCCAGATGCCGCACGGCGAGGGCGAGCGCACAGACGCCGTCGTCGTGAAGGCCGGCTGGTGCCTCATACCTTACGCCTGTGCGCGTGTGCTCGTAGCCGAACGCCTCCAGCTCGCTGCGGAGCCAGCCATCGGGGATGCCAATGCGCCCTTGCTGGATCGCGGCGGCAAGCCCCTCCATGAGCTGCTGCTTCGAGGGTGCCGTGAACTTGAAGCCCTCAACGGCGGGGAGGTCGCGCTGCAGATCCTCGACGATGGGGTCGCCCACACCCGTCGAGTCGATGAGCGCTGGAGTCTCGCCAATCATGCGGACGAGCCGGGTCTTCGTGTCCGACCACTGCCCTTGCCATCGATCAAGGGCCACTACGTTGCCATGCTCATCGAGCCCACATGCGACCGTCCAGTCCTGCGACTTCGCTAGATCCACGCCCCAGACCGCGACCGAGCCCTCGGCGATGGGGCGCACGCACTTGGCGATGGCATCGATGCCGAACGGGTTGCCGCCGTCGTCGCTCGGCTCGGCGAGATAGAGCTCCTTGAACACGGCGGCGGGCAAGTCGCGCATGGCCGCCTCGACCTCCTCGCGCTTGATGACGCCGCCCTCGACCGCATCCCATGCCGTCAGTTTGTGGTAGCCGATGTCGCCTGCCGGCTCGGACTGGGCCCGCTGCGCGAGCCTGTGCACCCAGTTCCGCCGTCCCCGGACGTTGCCGATGATGCGGACGGGCGCGCGCGTCGCGGTCAGGGTCGAGCGCACGGCGTGCCACGACTCCTCGCGCATACGGGTCGCCTCGTCGAGCACCGCCCCGTACACGTCCTCGCCGTAGAGGTTGTCGGGGTCGTCGCCCGACTTGAACCACACGCGCGAGCCGGACGCAATCTCGATCCACATCTCCGTATCGTGCGACTTCCAGACGCGCTTGTGCGGATCCGCCTGCCGCAGCCACGCCTTCATGCGGTCGAACGCGATGCGGCTCTGCTGGTAGACGGGCGCGACCCACCAGTACGAATGCCCTGCAGTCTTGTCGTTCCACGCATGGCCGAGTATCCAGACGAGACAGGCACTTGTCTTCCCGGCCTTGCTGGAGGCTTCGATCACCGAGATCCGGCGCGGATCATGCACGGCGGCGTACTGCTTGCCGTACAGCGGCGGCAGGCGCAGCTCGACCATCAGTCGCGCCGCTCGAACGTGATCGGCTTGAGCTCGATCCGCTCGGTCGCCTCGCCGCTCTCAAGGCGCCCAATCTTGTCGAGGAGCGCGAGAGCCTCTACGTCGTCCTTGCGCATCTGCACCAGCAGGCGCACGGCGGCGATGCGGTCGCGGTCCACCGGGCTGCTTCGCATGATGCTCGCGGCGATGTCGCGCGCGTCAGTCCGCACGTCGGTGGGCACGTCCCACCCTGCCCGTAGCGCGGCGGTCAGCGTGCGCAAGTCCTCGCGGACGTGATGCGGATCCTTGAAGAGCGAAGAGCCGCCCTGACCCTCCGTTGGAACGATGTCGCTCATTGAAGTGAGCATACGACAGCGCCCACACCGTAGTGCGGGCGCGTGTCGCTTCCGGGGGTGTCGGTCAGTCCTTCTTGAACAGCTTGCCGATCGGCAGCACGTTGCCGACGATGTAGCCGATCACGCCGCAGAGCAGCGCGAACCAGATGGAGCCGAGGAAGGACGAGAAGTCAGCGAGAAGGGTCATAGGTGTCTCCGGTGAATGCCGCCGCCAGCGCGACGAAGCGCATGAGGTCGGCGGTACGGATCATAGCGGCGATCTCCTCGCCATCGTCAAGCTCGATCTCGATGAGCACCGATCCGGGCACGGTCGGGTCGGCGTTGATGGCGAGCCGCTTGGCGCGCGTGTTGCACCTGTCCCACGAGAATGCGGGCCACACGAACTGCATCCACGGCTTCCCGTCGCTGATGCCCTCAAGGTCGATCGGCGGGTGGTTTTCGTCGTGCGGCATCTGCTGTCCTGATCTTGCGATCATGGGCCTCTCTCCGGTAGGCGGCGTCGAACATGGGATCCTGCGCGCGGCGCACCGCAATCCACTCGCGCAGGGTAACGTCGGAGTCGTCGTTGAGCGCCTTGGCGGCGATGTTCGCCTCGCGTCGCTCCGAGGCTGGGATCATGAGCCCAAGCGCGGCGAGCAGGCGCTTCACAAACGCGCCGAGCCCGGTCATCCAGAGCAGCGCGACCACGCCTACCACGGATAGCGCGATGAGGGCCCACGACAGCAGGTTCGCCCACCACGGCGTGACGTCCTTGACGCCCGGCAGCGCGCGGACGATGGCCTCGGTGGCGCCGATTATCGCGGTCTGCTCCTTGGCCCCGGCGCGCGCCTCCGTGACGATTCGTCGGTCATTGGACGCGGCGCCATACGTTTCGACACGGGCGAAGCGGTCCTTGCTGCTCTCGGCGTTGGCGCGGATCACGCCTGTTGCATCGGCTATCCGCTGCGTGTCGCTGCAGCCGATCGCGCAGATTGCCAGCGTGACCGCGAGCGGGCGGATCATGGCCCGATCTTGACGAAGCGCATGGCAAGCGACACGACTGCGCCGATGACGGCAGCGGCGCCAAGGATCTTGTGCTTCATGCCCTCGATGTCGTGGACGCGCGTCTCTAGACGCTGGATCGCGCCCTGCAGCTCGTCCTGCCGCGCAAGCAGGCTGTCGACCTTGCCCTCGAGCCTCCCGATCGCCAGCATGATCGTCGCGAGCTCCGATTCGGTCGTCTGGTTCATTCGTCGCCGTCCTCGTCCATGATCTCCTGCATCTTCTCGCTGGCGATGTCGAGCATCGTTGCGCAGAGGACGCGGTTGCCTGCCGACGCGAGGCGGACGTGCGTGCGGTCGGCATCGTTGTACGACGCGACGACCACGACGGCATCCGCGTCGGCGGCCTCGATGATCTGCGCGCATGCCTGCCGCATGAGCCGTCGCCGGCGCTGCGGACGTGTCTCGGGTGTCTTGTCGCTCATGCTGGAATCAACTCTACGCGGGGACGGGTCGTCGCCTTGCCCTCGTCCTTGAGAAGGCTGAAGGACAGGCGCATCCAGTAGCCGCCGAGGGGCTTGGGCGGCGCGCCACGCTCGATGTGCCACCCGCCGAGCCCCTCACGGTATTCGTCTTTGTAGGTCCCCACCACACACGTCCATTGGCTCTTGTGCTGCAGCTTGTAGCAGCCGCCGCACGCGGTTGGCTCCTCTTGCGTGATCTCGAGCGCCCATCGCTCATGGATGTGACCGCGTACCACTACGTCGGCGCCCGGCAAGTACGAGGCCATACGGCGAACAGCCAGCGTTCCGAAACTCATCAAGCCTCCACCTCCCGAGCCGTGGAAAACCTTGACCCATAGCCCGGTCTTCTGTCCGTGCATCTGCATCGTGACGTGCAGCCACCCGCCGTAGCCGCCGGCGACGATTGATGTGTTCGCCTTCGTGTTGATGCGCTCGACCATGCGCGTGGTCAAGCATGTCTCTTTCCGCTTGAGCACCGAGGTTTCATGATTTCCGGCGCCGATGTAGGCGATGCTGTCCGCGTACGGGACGAGGAAGTCGGAGTTGTACTTGACCAGCGCGTCGAGGTAGTCGGTCGCGTTGGCAAGCTCCGGGCGCGCGACGGCGCCTTTGACCGCGCGCGGATCGCCTACGCCACCCATAGCGCAGGCCAAGTCACCCACATCGACCACGCACGCACCTCGGCGGACTGCCTCCTCAAGGTGCTGGCGCTGCAGGTCGTGGTCGCTGTGCGGGTTGTCGTGGTGCGCGTCGCCCCGCAGCAGGAACCACATGCAATCATCCATGCCCTCGATGTTCTGGTGGATGTGCGTGATCGCGGGGTGCACGCGGCGGTGCGTCCACCGCTTTCCTGTCGCCGTGATCTTCTTGCGGTGCGCCGGCATCAGTCCTCCTCGGGCGCGAGCCCGTCAGCCTGCAAGAGCCTGACGTGATACGCGGTGATGTGCGCCCCGGCGGGCTCGCCGGGATGCGCGTAGATGCGGTAGATCAGCTGCTCGCAGATGTGCGCGTCGTCACCCCAGATGATCCCCGTGAGCGCGTCCTCGGTGGAGCGGAGAAGCTTGGTCACGTCCGGTCGCACGATCGGCACTATCGGCGCGCCCTTGCGCAGCGCTCCAGATTTCGTGAGGTGCGACGCGGGCCTAGTCATGCGGAACGTGATGGTCAGTCCGATCGGCGGGGCGATCACCTCGCGCGCGTCCATCGCCATGCGTGCGGCGGTCGCCACGAGCGCGCGCCACTGCTTTGTGCGCTTGCCGCCCGCGTCGGTCACGACGATCCGTCCGGTGTGCCTGTGGAAGAAGGCGCTCTTCGATCCGCCCGGCGCGGGCTCGCCCTCGACGTGGAACGCCACCCGGTCGAGGCGCTGGCACTTCATCAGTCGTCCTGCACCTGCGGCGCGAGCCCGAGACGCTGCAGCCTCCCGTACACGTCATTTGACGCGCGGTCGGCAATGATCTCCAGCGCCTCCTCATCGAATCCGAGCGCCACGATCTCGCGGTCGGATGCGTGTCCCTGCAGCCATGCGGCGCAGAGCGACAGCGCCATGACATCGCGCATGAGCGCGTTGGCGCGCGCCTCGAACTGCTCGCGGTCTGCTTCGAGCTGCGCAACCCTGCGCGCGAGCACTGCGATCGTTTCTGCCGTCTGGTCCATGCTGTCCCCTTTAGGCTAGGTCGATATCGACGACAGAGGCGCGTAGCCGCTCGATGGCAGCTGCGCGCCTGTGCGCCCGGAGGATCGTCTCGGTGGAAGGCTCAAGGCGAGCCGCGCGCTCCTCCGCTGCGCGCTGCATCGCCTCCAGCATGGCGCGGTGGAGCGCCGTCGTCGTGTCCTTGTGTGTGAGCGCATCCATGCGCCTGCGGATTGTGTCGCTATGCGTGTCGCGCTGTCAAGTCAAGCGCCGAGCTTCGCCTTGACCTTGACCCAGTAGCCGAGCGTCGCGCGCTTGGTGTGGCCCTTTGGTCCGCCGTTGTGGATGCGCGCCAGAGTCTCGGCGTCCCATGACTTCGCGTAGCGCGACCAGTACGCCATGACCACGCGACGGGCATACGCGCGGTCGCGCACGCTGTCGTACGTCTCGCCGTTGGCGACGAGCGATGGGTCGTGATCGACCGCATCGAGCCAGTACACGCGGTGGATCTGGAGCGGCCCGAGCGCCTTGCCGCCATCGCCGATGGCGTTGGCGGGGTCACGCTGTCCGCCCGTCTCGACGGCCTCGATGGCGTCGAGGATCGGCATCGGGTCGAAGCCGGCGGGCGGTGTGATGGCGAGAGCGAGGACGATGGTGAGGTAGGTGAGCATGTCACCTTCATCGGCCATCTAGCCGCGAGACTTGATCGGTTTGACCGTGATCTTGTGTCCCTTTCGCGTTATCCGCTCCGCCCACGGCACATAATCGGGGTCGGGCGGCAATAGCGGGTAGTGCTTCAGGACGCGCCGGGCGCGCTGGCGCACCTCGCGCGGCACGCGCGGCGTCTGCTTCGGGTCGAGCAGCGCGTACAGGAACGTGCGCGTCATGGCGATGGCGCGGGCTTCCTCCTCGGGCAGGGTCATGGAAATTGCTTCTCCCATATCCAATCAGAGTGACGAAGCACCTTCAATGCCTCTTTGGTCGCCACAGTGTTTGCGTGCTGTGATCCACTGTTGATTTGTTTTGAGATTTCGCTCTCAAGAAGCACATAGGCAAACTTGATTCCACGCTCTGATGTCATTGCAATCTTGTGAATCACATACGTTTCGATGCCGATTCCAACTTCCCAATCCGTGTATGGCGATTCAAGCGCTCGGGTCGTATCCGTCATCTTGACGCGATCTCCGCTTCGCCGTCCACACACGAGCACCCGTTCGATGGGCTTCAAAATCCCACCTCCTCATCGAGCCGCGCCAGCCGGTCGAGCGGGCTTTCGGGCGGCGGTTCGTTGGCGCCCTGTTCCCTCTCAAAGCAGTCCCATGTATGAACTTGTGCCCACCACTTGGCATCATGGTTGGTCAAACTTGCCTTCTGTTCGCAGATCCAACGCCTCGCCTCGTCGCGCTCGGCACGCAGTTCATTAGCCTCTGCTTCGTTATTCGTGGCGTCGATGTTTGCAAGTCGTAATTGCTCTCGCAAGCGCTCGATCTCGCTGATCGCCTCATCGATGTCGGTGAAGTCGCCGTCGTTGAACGGCTGGCCCTCCATCATCATCTCGGAGATGGCCGCGAGCCGCTGCGTGATGTCCTCGCTCATGCTGCCTCCAGCGTCGTGAACCACGGAATCGGGAAGCATGCCATGCGCTCGATGTCCTGCGGATCGTTGCGGTCAGTGCGCCCGCCTGCGCGCGTGATCCACGACTCGGGATCGAGCCGCTCGACAGCGAGCCATCCGATCGCGTCCATCCACCGCACGAGCAGGATGCCGGCAACCTCGCGCTGGTTCGCCTCGTAGCAGAGCCGCACCATCTTCCCGTGCGAGATGATGTAGTCGTCGTACTGGTTGCGCGGCACATTGCGGCACTTCACCTCGACAATGGCGACAGGCTTGCCGTCGCGCAGCATCTCGTAGTCGTAGAACGTCAGCGGCGGCGTGGGCATGGCCTCCGTGCCAGTCGCCATCGCTAGTGCCGCTATTGCTTCTTCCTGCGCCACGCGGTCGTGGTCGCGCTCATAGATCGGCCTCATGCCACCTCCGCCGGCTTCATGCCCGTGACGTTGGCGAGGAGCTCGACGACCACGCCGACCGTTGCGGTCTTGCGTACCTCCGAGCGGTACGTCACGTCGCCGGGCTTGTCAGGCGTCCACGCGACCTGCGTCTTCCGCTCGGTCGCGATCATTGCCATCGCCTCGTAGCCGTGTACCGCCGTGAATCCCGTGTCGAGCATCACGACCGTCCACCCGTTGTTCTGCAGCCACGCGGCTGCGCCCTTCTGTCCGTCTGTCATTGCGTCTCCTTGTAAGAAATCGTGCTAGGTTCTTCCGACAGTGGAAAGCAGTCCCACCCGCGCTGCGCCGCGTGCTCGCGCTGATCCTCGGCGGTGTCCGCCTCATGCGCGCAGACCTCGCGGCGTGCCTCATCGCGCTCGGCGGTGAGGGCATGAATGCGATCTGCTATTTGCTGAAGTTTGTTACGCGCCCAAACCGATGGGTCATCAGACTTGTCACGGAGGATTGCCATATAGACATCCCATTCAAGATTGCTCACTTGTCGCCTCCCTTCGTGATGCTGTGCACCTTGTCCTCGACCGCGCGCACCACGGCGTAGATGACCTCGTGCATCTCGACCGTGCGCCCGCGCCCGTCCGTGGCGCTGGCGTAGTTGCACATGGCCGCCTCGAACGCCCGGATCGCGACCTGCAGGATGCGCTCCGACGCGATCACCGTCTTGTCCTCCAGCGACCGGTTGTCGAGCCACTGCGCCATGAACTGGGAATGCGCCTCGTCGCGGTCGTTGAGGCGCGCGATGAACCGTCGCTCGCGCTCGGTCGGCGTGATGTTGACCTGCTCGCGCAGCTCCTCGATCTCGTCGATCGCCTCCACGATCACGGCGTCTACGTCGGTGTACTCCTCGCAGTGGAGGAGCACCTTGAGATCCTTCATAGGATCGTCTCGCATGACTTGCCTCACGCGCCACCTCCAAACGCCGGATCGTGCGTCTTCACGATGCGCTTGGCGCTGCCCGTCTTGAGATCCTGCGCAACCGTCTCCTCGAAGTGGTTTCCGAACGTGTCTCCGAGCGTCTTCTTGCACGCGCCCGGCTTCCATGCGCCGCTGGCAAGGTGCTCGGCCATGAGCGCCTCGTCGCCGCCCGTCGCGCCGAGGATCGCCACGAACGTCGCGGCGTTGTCCCGGCACTTGTAGCCGCGCTCCGTGCCGACGTACAGGCGCTTGCCGTCGCCGATGTCAATGTCGCCGTGCGCGCTGATGTTCTCGATCAGCGCCTCCTCGACCTCTGCGGCAAACTCCTTGAGCTTCGCCTGCAAGGCCTTAATGCCGCTCCTCACGTCGAGCAGGCCGTCCCTGCTCCCGATGTCGCGCGAGTCGAGCGCGACGTATGCGTCCGAAAGCTGTTCCAATGTCCTAGTCACTTGCGTCTCTCCTGCTGATTTCGGTACTCCGCATAGACGGTCAGCGCCGCCATGCGAGGCCAGTCCGACAACCGGGCTGGCAGTTTCTCCGTGACGAAGCCGATCGACCGGAGCCGATCGACCATCGCCGCGATCTTGTTGCGGGACAGTCCCGCCAGCGTCTCGCGCGCGCGGATCTCATCGGCACGCAGCGCCTCGTCGCTGTAGTCCTCGCCGTCGTCCGCCTTGCTCATGCACGTCACGCGCCCGCCATTGGCCTTGGCGATCTGCTCGGCTTCATGCCGCGACTGGCAGCGGCATCCGTACCACGCGCCCGGCACGCCGTGCTTGCTCGTGCGCTGCCACGCGACATGCCACGTCATCGTGCCCGTGTAGCGCGGCTCGGGCGTGTAGGTGCGCTCGTCCATGAGCCGCGAGTACTGCGCCTTGATCGCGGACAGGACCGGGCGGCGCTTGTCGCTTGAGCCGTACACGAGGCGGATGGCCTGATCGAGCACGTCCTGCTTGAGCGGCGCGAGCTGCGAGCGGAACTCCGCCATCTCGGGCTCGGTGATCTTCGCGCCCGGCCAGAGCTCCTGCATCGTGCGCATGTTGTCGGTGATGTCGATCCGGTCAGTCATGGCTCTCTCCTACGCGCGTTAGGCTACTTCGGTTAGGGGCGGCAGTCAACTTCAATTTCGGTTTGGCTGGGCAGATGATGTTGCGCGTCTCGCCGTGGCGCAGGTTGCCGTCGTTGTCGGTGTACAGGTTCGGGATGCGCGGGAAGCCGCCATCCCAGAAGAGGTACTCGTCCTCCGGGCGGCAGTCTGGCGGGATGTGCGACCGGTTCGCGCGGAAGCCGTGCGCGGCGCCCTTGGCTGGCGCGGTCGGCAGGTCTGTCCGGTTCCCGCCGCGCTCCTGCGTCCGGTCAAACCATCGCGTGATGAACGACCGCCACTTGCGCTTGTGCGCCTTCGCCGGGTTGGAGCGCAGGTACTGGTCGGCCTTGACGAGATCGCGGTCGATGTCCACCGCCGGGTACGCGATCGCCCATGCCGCCCGGTCTGCCTCCGTGATACCTGCCCAGCTCGACTCGGAAGTCCAGACGATCGGGTCGGTCGGCTTCGCGCGCGCCTTGCGCGGCGCGGAGCTACCTTCGGCTGTGTTCTCATCTCCTCTCATCACATCTTCTCTCATCTCCTCTTCTCTTATAGCAGAGCGGTCGCTCTGCGTTCGCAGTGCGTTCGCTTTGCGTCCGCTGTGCATCCGCTTTGCGTTCGCACGAGCCTTGTCGGACTTGATCTTGCTGGCCTTCATCTCGGCCTCGAGCCGCCTGTTCACGACGTACTCGCCGTCCTCGTCAGACCGCACCTCAAAGTGCTTGACTACCGCCCGGTATTCGCTCTCTGTGATCCCGTCGAAGAGATCCTGCCATGCCTCAAGGCTCGCCCCGACGCGTTCGCCGTGGAACTGGAGGGACAGCGCCTCCATGTAGATCCCCCGCGCGGCCCAGCTCATGCGGCGCACCGCGAGCATCCAGTCCGTGAAATACCACTTGACCCAACTGATCCGTGCCATTTGCGCACTCCATGCGGACGTAGTAAGATGGCATCGGCGCGTTCGTCCAAGATCCGCGCCCATGTCGCGAGCCGCTGACTACGGCGTCGCACGACCGATGATACCCAGCCCGGCAGAGAGTGGCAAGCGTCTCTGTCCTCTCTGCCGGGCCGGGATCGGTAAACACACTAGACCGGCATCTTCGCCAGCGCCGTCCGAGCGCGCGCGAGCACCTCATCCCGGTCGGGAAGCCGCTCGAACGCCGCGATTCGCGCGCGCGTCGTTGCCTTGTGCGTGCGCAAGATCGTCGCGGCACGCTGCAGGCTCACGCGGGACATGCGGTAGAGCACGCCCGCGATCACCTGCCGAGCCCACGCCGCGTCCGTCTCCCTGACCGCAGACGCCGCGCGGTCAGGGTTTACGCCTAGCGAACGGATCGCCACGCGGGCCGCCTCGATGGCGCGGTCGGGCGCGACCGTGCGGCTCGTCGCGGCGATGTCTGCGCACACGTTCACGCGGTTGCGGTCAGAACGGGATCTCTTCGCCAAAGGTCACCTCCGCCGGCACATGGGCCGTCTGCTGGGGGAAGAGCTCGACGAGCAGGTCGCCAGACTTGCCGCCGAGGATGCCGCACATCACCGTGCCGGTCTTGTTCTCGGAGGTCGCAGCCTCGCCGACCGCATCGCTAAAGGACGTGAGCCACGTCGTCTCCGTCTCGCCCTGCTTCTTGATGCCGATGCGGTGCTTGGTGTACGGCTTGCCGTTCTTCTCTCCCGGCTCCGACTTGACGTAGACCACCGTGCCAACCACATCGACGCCCATCGAGCGGGCAGGCGCGGGCGCTGCTGGCTTGGCGGGCACATGGTCGGCTCGGCGTGCCGTCGCGGGCTCGGCGGGCGCAGCGGGCTTGCTAGGGGCTGCCGCAGGCGTGCGAGCCTGAGCCTGTCGGGCGATGCGGTCATCCTCGGCGTCGTTGTCGTCCGCCGCCAGTCCAAGCGCGCTCTGCAGGGCGTAGCGCCTCATGTACGAGATCGAGCCGCCAATCGCCTGCTGCGTCATCGCCGCCGTAATCGGCGTCGAGTAGGTCGGGAACGTCACTTGCCCGCCGCTCGTGTGCAGGAACATCGTCTGCACCTCGATGAAGCCGCGCTCCTTGTCCGTCGATACGGGCTGGAAGAGCGCGAGCCCGTGCTTGGCGAGCGTTGGCTTCACCACTTCGAGCACGGCGTTGAGGCTGGCGTATCGGTACGCCTCGCCGTCGCGCTTGAATGCGGCGTTCTTGCTGTCCGCCTGCGGGTTTGCCATCTCCATCGCGGCCTTTACGAGTGCGATCGCGGCATGGTTGGGTTGGGTATCTGTCACGGTATCTCTCCTTGGTGGTCGCTGGTTCAGGAGCCGCGCGCGGGCGACCGTGCCGCGTTTGGTTCGGTAACTGTACAACAATCGTTTCTGTGCGTCAACGCCATACGCCGGCTGATTGCCGCGAGCCGGATCAGGTCGCGCTCGGCCTGCGTCCATGTGCGGTCACGCAGGACCGCGTTCTCGATGCGCACGGAGTCCACCACGGTGGTCTGCTGCCCGACGTGCCAGATGGCGTGTGCGAGCACCGAGTCCGTGGGCGGGGCGAACGATGGCATCCGCAGCGGGGCGCGCATCACTCGTCCCGCGAGCAGGCGATGATGAACGCCACGGCGAGCGCCATGATGAGGGCCGCGCTGATCCAGTCTGCGGGCGACTCGCTCATGCGCACTCGAACCTCTCGCGCAGGTGGTCGACTAGCGCCGTGACCTTGGCGGTCTGGTCCACGACGCGCCTGTCGTCCCACGCGTACTGGCACTTGTGCATCCCCAGCGTGATGGCCTCGTCCTTGACGGCGGCGATAAGGTCGCAGGTGCTGGCGCGGCTCATTGACCGCCCAGCGACGATGGGCTCGCCTGCGGGGTCGCGGGTCATGTGCGCCATGAGGCGCGCGATCTTGACTACGTGCTCGTGCTGCATGTGTCTCTCCTTGGTTAGGCGCAGCGGAATGCCGCGCGGTGCATGTATCGTACACTTGATATACGGTTCTGCAACCCTTCCCGCAGATATTTCCTAACCCGCGCCCCTAGCGGCACTTACGGCACGGTTATCAGGCGATCAGCGTCGTGCTGATCGTGGGCACGTTGCTCGTCGGGAACCTGATTCCCTTGCTGGCGAGGTCGAGGTAGCGGTCGAGCTCCAAGTGCCACTCCGCCTGTGTCTTGGCGATCGACACTTGCATCGAGTCATCGAGCTCGAAGTTCGCCGTACCCGGCACGATGACCGCGCCGGGACCGCCGGGATAGAGCGTGACCACCTCCGCGAGCACCACCTCGTCAATGAGCAGGCGCGCAGTGTTCGCCAGCGCGCCGCCGCCCGATCCGGTCTGGATGCGGAACTGGATCACGCTGCCGAGGTTCAGCGGCGTTGTAATCGCCGCCTTGAGGTGCGTCCATGTCGCGGTAGGCAGCGGGCTGCCGGCGCTGAACGTCTGCGCCGCAACGCATCCCGAGATGACCGTTCCCGTCGAGTCGGCTAGCCCGATCTGGAGGATGCCTTGCGTCAGGTCCGCCGCCGCCGCCTTGATGCGCGCGGAGATCACGTACGACGTGTTGGTCTTGATCCGTGCGCGCGGGCCCTGCCCCATGATCTGGTAGATGCTGCGCTCGGCGCTGCCGTCTCCCTCGAAGCGGATCGAGTAGGTGCCCCGGTATGGCGTGGTCACGGCGCCGATGTTGGTGCCTGCCGTGCCCGTGCCGATCGTCC